GCAAGAAAATCTTGGACCAAGAGATGAGCACAGTGCAGAACTTATAGATTTACATCAAGAAATATATGAAAAATTAAAATACTGTATTGATGATTATGCAAAATATTGGGGAATAAATGTTGTCTACTATGAGGCCTTTAATTTTGTAAAATACGAAGGAGAAGGAACACACTTTAATATACATGCAGATCACGGTCCAGCATACAACTGCACAGTGTCTGCTGTTATATATATAAATGATGACTATGTTGGTGGAGACTTAAAATTTCCAAGATTAGACAATCTTGTATATAAGCCAAGGGTTGGAGATATTGCAGTATTTCCATCAAACTATATTTATGAGCACGCATCTCTTCCACTAGAATCAGGAACTAAATACTGCGTTGTTATTATGACAGACATTAATGAATTAGGACACAAATAAGATGGGTCAAAATTTAAAAACACTTAAAAATCTAATAACATTTAAACCATACAGGCCATGGTTAGATAAAAAACATGTGTCTGCTCCAGCATCAACGCAGTCAGAAATCCCGACTTGGTATAAAAAAGCAGATCGATTTGCAAAAATGCCAAATGGAGAATATTATAAAGCAGACAAAACAGTTTGTCCTTTTCCAAAAAAGGAAGCGGTAGATGATTATGGAAAAGTTCCAACATGGAAGGCATGTCCGTCTATATTCGACGCATTTACAACTGGCTATGTTTTAAAAACTCCATGCGATATTACATTTTTTAAAAATGAAAGAGGCATGATTGATGTTAATGTATCCGATTCACAATATAAAGATTTTTGTAGTCCAAGACATGAAATGCCACAGTTTGAGCATCCAAAAGGATTTCAAAAAGATCACTTTGCTTGGTACTCACATTGGGGAATAGAACTTCCAGATGGATATAGTGCATTATTTATGACGCCAATGAATAGATTTGATTTGCCATTTTTAAATACAACTGGTATAGTTGATTGTGATAAAGTTAAAATACTTGGAACAATTCCATTTTTTATGCCAGAAGGCTGGGAAGGAGTTTTACCAGCAGGAACCCCATACTTGCAAGTTCTTCCATTTAAAAGAGAAGACTGGATATCAGAAATAGTTGTAGAAGACGTAGCAGTGATGTATAATAAAAATCTGAATAACATGAAAAAATATAGAGTTCCAGATGGTGGCATATATAAAAATGAAGTTTGGTCTAAAAGAGAGTATAAATAGGGGGAAAAATGGAAACATGGACAGATAAACAAAACCTTGGTAACGGAATATTTTGTTACAAAGGAGTTATTAAAAAAGAGTTTAACGTTATTGAAAAACTTGAGTCTAACTTAAAACCAGAAGGAAGTAATGATAGATATAGTTGGCGTCCAGCATATGTAGGATACAAACAATTAATTCCTTCATATAGGGATTGCAACGACTTTAAATTTAAAAAAACAGATCTAGAGCCTGACAAAAGTCAGACATCTCAAAATTTACAGGGGCTGTGGCAAGATCTGTATGATGTAAAACTACCAGTTGTTGAGGATTATTCAAAAATGTACAACATTAATAATCTTCAGTATTGGGAAGCCTTTAACTTTATTAAATATGGTCCAGGACAACATTTTCAGCAACATCACGATCACGGGTATTCTTATAATTGCACACTTTCTTTAGTTGGATATATCAACGATGACTATGAGGGTGGAGAACTTGAATTTCAACTTCAAAATCTAATGATCAAGCCAGAGGCTGGAGATTTATTTGTATTTCCATCAAACTTTATGTATCCACATAGAGCAATGCCTGTTCATTCTGGAACAAAATACTCAGTTGTAACAATGCTTGATTATAATAAAAAGTTTCATACACCAGAAATGTACAAAGAAGACTAAAAAATGTTTAACATTGAAGTTGAAAAAACTCAAGACTCTCTCTTTTCTCTTTCTCAAATGTCAATAAAAAGAGATTGGATGGATGCAACATCTGAAGGTCATGCATACAGGTGTTTCCCAGTAACACAAGCAAATGTTATTGGCTGGAGTTTATCTTGTATTGAAGATATATCTTTTGAATGGAATGGGATAACTGATCAATCTCCAGATACAGTAAAAATATTTAATCCAACAGGAGCATACTCTAGTAGAGGCCAAGCATCTGTTAGTCTTCATACTGGACTATATTTTAAAACAGAACAGGATGTAAGTATATTAACGATTAATCCAGTAAACTATTTTAGTGATGAATTTGAAACAATGTCTTCTTTAATATCTACCTCGTTTTATGATAATCCACTTCCTTTGGCTCTTAAAGCAAAAAAAGCAAATAAAGTTGTAACAATAAAAGCAGGTGCCTCACTTGCTACGATTATTCCAATTTCTTTAACAAATTTAAATAACACAACTATAGAAATTAAAAGTTATGTAGATAAAGATAAAAAAAGAGAAAAGGCAAACATATCTTACGGAAAAGCCTCGCAGGTTATAAACTCTTCGGGACAGTGGACAGACTGGTATAGGAATGCTGTTAATGAAAAAGGTGATTCTTTAGGTAGTCACGAAGTAAAAGTATTAAAACTTGCAGTAAAAGATATTACGAAAGGCGATATAATATAAATATGGACCAATTAAACAAATCCCACTCAGTAGTTAAAAGAACTCCATCCTTAACCCCATCTGGATGGTTTGGAAATAGTAAAGATATGATAGTTGAACTAGAAAATTTTATGACCGAAGAAGAGATAAATTTTTTAGAAAATGCTGCAAAATCTTTAACAATATGGGATGTTACTGAAAGTCACATAAATGAAAATGGAACTGTTGTTTATGACTCAGACTATTGGAAAGACAGAGTTGCTACTAGCCCAACTTTAGATAAAAATGATCCAAAAATTGCTCCAGTTATTGCGGGATTATTCCAAAGGTTAAGACCAATCGTTGAAGATTTTTATAAAGTAAAGGTAGTTCCTACTGGTACGACAATAGTAAAATGGCTTCCAGGACAATTTCAAAATCCCCACGCAGATAAAGAATTACACGAAGGTCCAGATGCAGGCTTGCCAAATGATTTTCCACACTATGATCTTTCTAGTTTGTTTTATTTAAATGATGATTATGAAGGAGGGGAATTGTATTTCCCATTACAAGGAGTACAGTTTAAACCTAAAAAAGGCGCTGCTTACTTTTTCCCAGGAGATAAAAATTATATACATGGGGTAACAGAAATAAAAAGTGGTGTAAGATATACATGTCCATTTTTTTGGGAAATAATCAAACATACAGGAGATAGACAACCGTGAACTTAAATAATAAAAAAAGAATAACAAAAGACATAGTGGTTTATGAAAATTTTCTTAGCAAAGAAGAATGTCAAAAAATGATAAAGGCATTAGACGCTCAAGCAAAAAATGAAAAAATTTCTTGGATGCCTATATCTTTCTATGAATCATATTCTTCTGTTCTGCCACAAGACAATGACCAAGAAGTTATTGACGCTGGGCTATCTCCAACAATATTTTCAGATATTGAAAATAAGATGCCAGAGGCAATTGCTTCAGTACATGATCTAGATCCAAAAATAATTTGTAAAATTGGGTATCACACACAAAAATGGGAGCCAGGAGCCTATGCAAGGGTGCACTCAGACAACACAGACGCTGAAGGAAATTCAGGAGCATTCACAAGAAGCAGATATGCAGGATTCCTTTATTTAAATGATGACTTTAAAGGTGGGATATTAAAATTTCCAGATCAAAATATAGAGATTAAGCCACAAGTAGGAATGCTTGCTGTATTTGACGGGGGATTTAGCAATATGCACGAAGTATCATTAATAGAAAGCGGAGTAAGATACACAATAGGGTCTTTCTGGGACGATAGAGAAGAAGAGGCTTATCCACAAGAGTTACGAGATGCTTGGGCAGCAGAAATGAAAGAAACAAGAGCCAATCAAGAAATCGAAAGAGCAAGATGGCAAAAATTGCTTAAGCAAGGCTGGAAATTGGATGCAGATGGAAATAAGTATAAGGTCGGTGATATTAAAAATGATTGAGAATTTTAAAAAACAATTAGTAGATAATGGCTATTCTTTTGAAGAGGTTGCTCCTGAATTAATTTCTGTTGAAAACTTTTTATCAAAAGAACAAATAAGCACTCTTAAAGATATTATAAATAATACATCTCAAGAAGATTGGGAAATAGAATATCATTCAAACCTAAAAACTTTTTGTATGACAAAATTTGGAAGAGATGATGTTGATAATCTTGTTGCAGAGGGAAAGTTTGAAATTACTCAAAACTGGAAAGATAAAAATTTTAACATATCTAATCATAAAATATATAGGCTTATGCATGATAATTTAAATTTAATGGTAGTTAACTCAGATCCAGAACTTCATCTTAGTGGTCTTGCAACAATTCAAAGAATGCAGGCTGGGGTAGAACTAAAATCACATACTGACCAACACACGGACCCATCTATTAGATATGCTACAATTATTTATATAAATGACGAATATATAGACGGTGAACTGTTTTTCCCAAACTTAAATATAGAACTAAAACCTAAATCAGGAACTATGTTATTTTTTCCAGGTAACGAAAACTATCAGCACGGAGTAAGACACGTAGGAGAAGGTCCTATTAGATATGTTCTTGTAGGGTTTATTAAAGAAATAGATCATTATAAAAAAAATAAATACTAGGAGGATAAAAATGAAAAAAGAAATACTAGAAGAAAAAGTGTATTACTATACAGATGTAATTGAAGATCCTAAAAAACTTTTAGAAGCGATAGAGGTCGACAATGCCAATGAGTGGGGTGAGTGGGCTGCCTGTAGTGGTCAGCACTACGTATATGGAACAAATAAAACCATTGAGTTATCTTCTGAAGACAATAATGAAAAAAATAACTATATTTACAGTACACTTCAAAAGGCTTTTGACGATGTTGCAAGGGATTATGCAAAAGCACATGGAATCACAGATGAGCCAAAACTTTTTCCACAATACCCTATTAAAAAATATTCTGCTGGAACATATATGGGGGCACACTTTGATCAACAAGAGGGTGACGAAAGATTAAAGGTTTCTTTTGTTATGTATCTTAATGATGATTACGATGGCGGAGAAATATCTTTTACTATTGCTTCACCAGATGGAATTTTACAACACTCCAGCCCAGATCCAGATTTTGCAAAAGCAAAAGAGGGCAGTAATTATACTTTTGCTGTAAAGCCAAAAGCGGGAAGCGTTATAGTATTTCCACCTTCACCACCATATCATCATACGGCGCACCTAGTTAAAAGTGGTTTTAAATATATGATTCCACAACACTGGATTCATTAAAAAATAATTATTATAAAAACTAGGTCCTAGGAGAAGTTAAATGAATAAGGAAGTGTTAGATCCAAAGGTTTATTACTATACAGACGCTATAGATAATTTTGACAAGTTTCAAAATGTTTTAAAAGACCTAGACTACCTTGATTCAAATCATGAAACTGGAGCAAACGTTTGGAATGTTTGGACTGCCTCTAATGACAAAACTGTTATTTATGGTGAAACAAAGACATTTGATGTTGATGCAATAAACAAACTTGAGGGCGAAGTAAAAGAAAAAAGCAAGTATATCTATGAATCAATAATGACTACATTTTACAATGTTTGCAAAGACTATGCTACATGTCTTGGAGATTTTGATGAGCCAAAACTTTTCCCAACATTCAATATTAAAAAGTACAATACTGGAATGGGAATGGGTGCACATTTTGATCAATTAGACGGAGACAAAACTTTAAGATATTCTCTTGTGATGTATTTAAATGATGACTGCGAAGGCGGAGAAATATCTTTTCAATTAAAAGACTATAAGGGTGGTTGGACAAGTTCAGAAGGTTTTTCTAAAAGAGTGGCTCCAAGAGTAGACTTAGATTATGATATATCTGTTGCAAAAAAAGCAATTAACTTTGGATTAAAGCCAAAAGCAAACAGTGTTGTTATATTCCCAGCATTTCCTCCATATTTTCATACAGCACATACTGTAAAGTCTGGATTTAAATATATGATCCCTGGCCATTGGATTCATAATGAAATGGATTTTAATAAAACTAAAAGGATGTAAATGAAAACAGCAATAGTTACAGGCGCTAGTAAAGGTGTTGGATACGCAACAGTTAAATTTTTATCTGAGAATGGATATAAAGTTATTGCTGTTTCAAGAGATTTATCTAAAGTTTCTTCGTTAGTTTCTGATAATGTTGAGGTTTATAAATTAGATATAACTAGTTCTGATGAAATTAAAAAGTTTTATGAAAAGTATAATAATATTACTCTTGATCTTCTTGTTAATAATGCTGGTGGTGGATCTGGCCCAACATATCTTATAAATGAAACAATGAATAATTTTAGAATAGCGTACGACATAAATGTATCTGGGCCAATGTATCTTTCACAACTTTTTGTTCCATGCATGAAAAAATCTGAATCTCCAACCATTATTTTTGTTAATTCCTTTGGAGGAAAAATTCCTTATCGTGGTGGAGGAAATTATACTAATGCTAAACGTGGACAAAGAGGTCTTATAGATACTATGAGGTTAGAATTTCCAGAGTATGGCATTAAAATAACTGAAATTTGTCCTGCTACAATTGATACTCAAGAACAAAAAAAAGATTATGCATTATCTGCAGAGGATTTGGCTCAAGCCATTTATTGGGTTGGTTCTTTGCCTAAACACTTAAATATAAATCAAATAGAAATGTGTCATATAAATAGTAGTAAGTTTTAGCAAAATAAATATCTAGAATATTAAAAAATAATCAAGACTTAAAATAAAACCCTCCAAGCCAAAAGCAAGGAGGGTGTCTTTATTTAATTTTGTCTTACTTGCAGGGATACTTGTTGTACCATTCCTGATACCGTGTTCCATTTACGGAACTCCATGATGACCAGTCTTTTCCGCCCTTAGTCATAAAGTGCGCCACCTGTGCATTGGTTACTGGGTTAAATAACTCAGCGTTTGAATCTAGTTCAAACTTTTCTCTGCGATCTGGCCCTAGTTTTCCTATCATATTTATTTGAAATACTCCATAAGAACTATCTCCAGTGTTTGCGTTTCCATTAAAAGCAAGTGGTCTGCCATTGGATTCTGCTTTAGCAATTGCACATGCAGATCGTAAAGCATTATCCTTGAAACCTACCGCTTTTAATAAGTCAACCAGTTGCCCATCAGTTAATTTGTGGGCATTTTCATACTTTTCTAATATTTTTTCCTTAGAAACCAAAAAAACCCCTTTAGGGGGTTCTGCAGTTTCTACGGTGGGTTTTATTAGAGTTTTAGTTTCAAGAGCATTGGCGGCATTTAAAAATGGTGCAAAAAGCCCAACCAACGCTATCAAACCTAACCATATTCCTTTATTCTTTTCTCTCATTGAACTTACCTCCTAGAGCAAAGATTGCTACCTTGCGGTAGCATTGTATTAATTGTAGCATGAATTTGGGGTCAAAAGCAAGTTTTAATGATATTTTTTATTTTAGTTTAAAAAATGTACGTGTGAAGGTGGTATAATAATTATATTATGGCATCTGGCGAAACAAATACTTATGATTTTCCATATCCAATATTAACAGATCCTGTTAATGTTCATGAGGATATTCAGTCATTGGCAGAAGCCGTTGACGCCGTATTACCAACACTTTTTGCACCACTACATACTTTAGAGGTTCGTAATGTCAGCGGTACATCAATAGTAAAAGGTGATCCAGTATATATAACTGGTTATACAAC